TACTTTCGTAGGGTTCAGGCCGTCTGCCTCTATGTCTAAGAACACAGTATTCGTAGTAGGCGAGATCAAGTTTCTGTCTTTCTGATAGTTGACTACCACCATCCCTCATCTCCTTGTTCTGTTCCTGTGTCATAATCCAACGTCCCATCTTCGACATCTCGTATCTCCTCTAGATCACTAAGACTAGCATAGTCTATGTTACCTACCGCAGTCAAGTCATCCTCAACTAGGAAACGACTACACTCGTTACACATATCAACGAACTCCCCACTCCCGCTGAACTTCTTGGTTAGCTCGTAGTCTGTCATTATCTTATCACAAGCAATACACCTCATTCAAATACCTCAGTTAGCCTCCCTGTTTCTTTGTTGTACATCAGCGCAGTAGCTGGCCCTGTCATACCGCTAAACCTGTTCTTCAGTACACGCACGTTGGTGGTGTTACGTACCATAGGATCCTCTGCTTGTGCATTACGTTCTAATCCTAGCACGATGTCACTGAGTTGGGCAATGGCGGCACTACCACGTAGCTGACCAAGGCTAGTGTACGCACCGTCCTCATGTCCCTTACCTTCAGGTCTGCGTAGGTGTGACACAATAAACATAGCCACACGCATCTCTTGACAGAACATACGTAGCTTGGTCATGATCTCGTCAATAGCCTTACGCTCATCACCGTTCTCCTGATCTGATACCAGTATTGATATGTGATCCAGCACTATGTACTGCACACCCAGTACCTTGATCTGGTAACGGAACCTAGCCAACACGTTCTCTATCTTGTTGGAACCAAACGTATCCCACAGTACCACACGATCATCAAGATCCATGCTGTCAAACACTTGGTCTACCTCAGATGGTGAGTAGTCACAGCCCGGTAGGTGTATAGGTTTGTTGATCTGTAGTCCAACAAGACCACGAGCAGTACGATCAGGTGTCTCCTCAAGGAACGCTAGTCCTACCCTGTCGGTAGTCTGAGATAAGATGGAGAACACTAGCTCACGCATGAACGTAGACTTACCAAGACCAGAGCCAGCACAGATGGTGACTAGCTCAGTCGGTCTGATACCAAACGTCATGTCATCTAGTCCCTTGTATGGGTAGCGTACCTCTGCCTCCTCCAATGGTTTCTTCAGCGACTCACGCAGAGAACCCAGCATCACCATACCATCAGGTGTATAGGTCTTAGCCGCCCACCACCGCTTGACAAACTCCTCCTTGTCACCATTCATCAGGTAGTCACACGCATCCTTGTGTTCACCATGATGGTAGATCCTAGACTTACCACCAAAGATATCAGCACACTCTAAAGCGGCAGAACGTCCATGTTCGTCATTATCAAAGCAAAAGATAATGTGATCATACTGGTCGAGGAACTCGTAAGCCCTTCGGCAATCAGCAGCAGCACCTTGAGCACCATTACGAATAGAAACAACAGGGTACTTGCCTCCAAACATTTGATAGGATGCCAGTGCATCGAACTCTCCCTCCACTACGGTTATGTACTGACCACCACTAGGGAACAGATGTTGACCATACAACCCTGCCTTCTTCCAATCCCCACTGATCTTGAACTGCTTGTCTGGATACCTAGTCTTCACCGCCACTAGCTCACCAACAGGATCATGATATCCAAACAGAATGTTACCTGCTTTCTGTTGTGCTGAGTACGCCGCCATTGTAGTGGCAGTTAGACCCCTGTCCTGATAGCCTCTGTATGGCTCTGTGAAGGCCGCTTTGTCGAACCCTGATGCTGGTACTACTCTCTCCTTAATGTCGCTCACAGAGCCTCCTGTGGCTTCTGACGGGGTGAACTTAGCACAGGCAAAGCAGTAACTAGATCCGTCCTCGTTGTATGACAGTGCATCACTAGAACCACAGTCATCACATTGCTGGTGTAACTTAACAAATGCCATCAGTGTACTACCTCCGCATCTCCGAACACTTCATTGTACTTAGACATCACTTCATCTTCAGTGAGAGTAGCATCAAGAAATTCACGTTGCAACTTGATGTATATCTGCCCCACCTCAACGAAAGTCACGTTGTTAAACTCGTACTCAACTAACTCTTCAATCATTTCTTTTTTAGTCATATGTAGTTCCTATGTATTAGTAATAGTAATAGTATTATTAATAATATTAATACTTAGTTATCTATATAGATTATTTTACCACACTCAGTGTTGAAGTGCAACCCTGTTTTCTCGGTCTTTTTTCGCATTAAGTATACGCTCATTCAACTCGTCACTGTCCCATGAGGTAGTACAACAAGGAGATTCAAACACCTCTACCTCACCGTGTTCATACAGATCAGGGTGCAGGAACACTTCGTTAATAGCAAGCATATATTCTGGTGTTATGTCACACCACTGACAATCTATTAACTTGATCTGATATCCTTGGTCTTCGTATATCTCAGAGAAACCAAACTCCATGACACCGCTATCGCCATCTGTGTACAACACACCAACAGATGTGTACGACTCAACCGCATCAGCTTCATCTACGATGTCACCGTCATCGTCCACGTAGTCAGTGTGTTTACGCACCATGAACTTAGCACCAGACAAACATTCAGTAAACTTGCTTAGGTGTTCTAAGTCATCGAATGAATACCTCTCCATTACTTCAAGTCTTTGTTCGTTACCATTCGCCATGTTTAATTCTCCTGCTTTGTTCGCCGTAATATTCCTGCACCTCCATATCAAGAAGGCACAGGAACTCCTTTAACTTACCAGAACGACGCAGCTTTCTCAATGCAGTTGCCTCTATCTGACGTACTCGCTCGCGTGATATACCAAGAACTTCTGCTATCTGTGCGTGTGTCATACCATCTCTCATATTAAATCTCGATACCTCCAAAGATTTCGTTTAGTTTACGGTACACATTCTCTGTCCAATCGTTGTAACTGTAGTCAGAGATCACAACCATAGGTTCATTCTCTGATCCGTTGTTGTAGATCAACGAGAACCACCCACGACAGTTACCATCCTTGTCGTATGCTTCCACCTGATCCAGCTCAGTCTGTGCTAGGTTCTTCAGGATGTGTGCTTTACTGCTACACCCATGCACAGATAGTTCCTCACCATCCCACACTGACACCTTGCCATCATCACGCAGGCAGAAGTCAATCAACATCTGGATAACAGGCCGTTCACACGGTGCTGCATACTCAGGTAACGCTGTATCAAATTGAACAATCATATTTCATCTCCATGATCACTATAGTGATAGTCTGCATTGCTTATCTCATCAGAAATAAGATCGAATATATAACTAATGTTGATCCAATTAGTGATATCAACTCCACGCGATTTAACTGATACCAATTCAACTAAGTCCTCCTCGTCACCATACACAAGGTATTCGATGGTTGCATACAGAGTCATCCATTCGCAGTCTAACTCCACATCCATCACCTGATTACCATACATACTAGCTGTTCCCATTGTTTCTCCTTAAATGCATTTAACATTAATGATGTGTGTAACTTACGTTCGGTACTGCTTTATCCCAACACGCTCGACACTCACCACACTTGTTGTCCTGCTTAGGTGCGGGGCATACAAACGAGTCAGTAGGGATTCTATTCCTATGTACTGTCGATGTCAAATGAAACCGCTTTGGTGGAGGCCCATCAACCATAGCCGCAGACACACGCACGATCAGGTTGTCTGGCATCTCACCACTGTACTGCGATACATACTTAGCCTCACGAGTAGGCAACCAGTGTTTAGTCTCAGGTGTGCGCTTCGCTACCTCCACGATGTTAGACAAATGCCACACACCTTGGATGTCACCTGAGTCATGCCACCTAAAGTACGGCGCTTTGTTGATAGCTATCGCCATGTTCTCCACCCAATCAGGATGAGAAAGAGCATCAAGTCTACGCTTCAACGCCTTCTTAACATTAGGGAAAACGTAGTTACCCTTGCAGGCATAACAGTCCTCACACACAGACCCCTTCACCTTCATCAGCTTGGAGCCAGTGTGACAGTTCTCCGCTGGTGTTGATGTGGATCTGCACGGAACCTTGCTTGGGTTAGCTAGTCCACCCACTGCATCTCTTGCATCAGTTAGTCTACTCATAACATCTCCTTTAACTCCTTCTTGATACGCCTCGCATCATCACCACGCCACGAGGCAGCGTTCGATAGAAAGTAAAGCACCACACTCCTACCACTGTCAAGGTAATAGTCATCGTCAATGCTGGTCAGGTACTGCATGGCGTCAAGGTATGGCTGTGCATACGGCGACACCTTCGACCACGTAGCGTTAACGTCCCGTGCTATCTCATGAATAGGTCTGCTCATTAATATTTCTCCTTAACTATGAGTGTAACCATCAGTCTCAATGGCGAGCCACATACCACACCACGGCACTACGACTGCACCATCCATACAAAAACCAGACTCAACACTACGCCTAAACTGTAGGTAACTCAAGTCTGATCCACCACGTTGCCACACACGCAACAATGCGCGGCGTTGTTCTTTGGTGAGTGTCATCACTAATCCTCCCCAAACTCACAAGCGGGACAGTAACCATCCCACAGTTGAATCACCACACCATGAGGGCAACGATCAGGCCACCCATCATAGTGCTCCTCTTGACACTCATCGCATACCAATGTGCCACCGTGTAGAGAAGTAGAACCACACCGCATCTCAATAGTGCGCGGCATGATCTCACCCTCACGGCAATACGTTAGAGCTACCTTGTTTTCACATCGCATCACCACTCCTCCCTATCTTGGTCATACATAGCAAGATAATAATCCTTGTCACGCAATGTCTCCACCCACCAACCTCTGTACTCAGGGTATAGATCACGCAACGCCGCCGCCTCAACCAAGGCTTCACCTTCGCTCGACCACTCGCTATCACTAACGCGAGTCTCATCACCACACTCATCACGAGCCATCACTATCCAAGCCATCGTTACCTCCTAGGTAAACTCGAGTTTACTTTCAGATATAGTCGAGCGGTATTGCCCGACCATGCATATATTATCTCAAGGAATATAGGCCATGTCAAATAGACGCGTTTAGCGACGCTATGAGACGCCCTGAATGGCGTTGTGAGCAACGATAACAGAAGCAAGGGTAGGGTATAGGGTAGGGATAGAACGTCGCTGAGAGGGCTTCTGAGGGCTTCTGATAGGCATAAAAAAACCCCATCATCGCTGACGGGGTTTCGGTAGGGGTCAGATTAGCTTGTCAATTCAGCGTAAACGATAAGCAGAAAGCAAGCTATCAGCACTATGCCCATTGCGTCATTCATGCGGAAAGATTAAGACTGGCGATGAATGCTGCAATTTCATCTTTAGTGTGTCCATTGTTGAGCGCCTCACCCATGAATTCAGCGTATAGAGTCGGCAGATCCTTCGCATCTTTCGCGGTTGGTTCGGATCCTTCCCCTTCGCCATCGCCACCGCCTTCTGCTTTACCCGCGCTCGGTACTGCCAGCGCCTTGTACAGCGGGAGTATGCCGTCACACTGTTTGGATAGCTTATCTACCAGCTTCTGACCGTCGGCGGGCTTCGAGAGCTTGTGAAACTCATTCAGCTTTTTATCCGATGCCAGCATAACCTTAACGATCCGCGCCATGCGAGATTTCAGAGTCTTAACGCTATCCTTGTTGGTGGTCGCCATCTGCTCAGCGTATCCATCGAGAAAGTGTTTGGCATCTTCCTCAGTGTATACATTGGCCTTGATAGTGCTAATGGCAATGTTGAGAACCTCGCGCCCGGCTTTTTGTTGCGCCTTTGCAACATCTTTACCCGCCTTCTCAACCGGAAGAAATACATTGTCAGTAATGTTTGTCATGTCAAATACCCTTTATCAGTAGTGGGATATACCACCATCCCATGAGTATGAGGTATCTAGTGCCCTCGGTCAACCCCTAAAAGTAAACTCGAGTTTACCCCATGAGAAGCTCTGAATGGCGCTGTGCCGGTCGGTAGTGTTGGGCTATATGTGGACCTTCATAGACTCTCATTCTTCCCCATTCTGCATTAACTGTATAGACGTACAGTACTGTATATCTGTACAGTTTTGGGGCCGGGGAGGGGCTACGACGACTACACAACGCGCGGCTCCTACCCAGATACAAAAAAAGGTCAAATTAGGTTAGTATAATTCTAGTAAATTGTCTTTATTTATTAAAAAGTTAGTAAGTACTAACTAGTACTGCGTAATCTGCACTGTAAATCCGTAGAATCTGCACTGTAACTGGGTATTTACACTGTAAATTTTCCATCTTTTACAAATAGTTCTTGACTTTTCCTTAAAAATATGGTATAATAATATGTATATATAGAACAGTACAGTTCCTAACTACAAATTAAATACAACTATTAGGAACAAATATAAGAAAAGAACCAAAAAACCCAACTAGGTTAAGTCTATATAGATGGATAACGACAAACGTTCAGGTAATCCTGTTGGTCGCCCTAAAAGATCTTCTGTTTCCTCCAAGAAAAAAGGGGGCAGAGGGGCTGTAGGTAGACCTAAAGGTGACGCTGCAATCATAAATGAGTACAAGGCAAGGATGTTGAACTCTCCTCGTTCTCGTGCCGTGATGGATGCTATATTTGATGCAGCATTAGACCCAGACCACAAGAATCAAGCAGCAGCATGGAAGCTAGTTATGGATCGTATTCTTCCTGTTGCTGCATTTGAAAAGGAGATCGTTAAAGATGGAGGCAGAAGTGCAATCCAGATTAACATCACTGGCGTTGGAACTACAACTATTTCTGATGGCAGTGAAGAGAGCCAGCCTATCGAAGGTGAACTTGCTGATTGACAATGCAGAAGACCAATCTGCCTTGTTCTTTGAGTACTTGAGGACTAAAACCAGTTGAGATATTTTACCGTATCTGAATTTGACTGTCAACATACAGGCGAGAACAACATGGAACCAGAGTTCATGGAATTAGTAGATGAACTTAGGGATCGGTGTGGTTTTCCTTTTGTTATCACCAGCGGTTTTAGAAGCCCTACCCACCCCATAGAAGCTAAGAAAGATGTACCGGGAACCCATTCGCAAGGAATAGCGGCAGACATAAAAATAACTAACTCTGCTCAGCGGTACACAATAATAAGAGAGGCGCTTCAGTTGGGCTTTACGGGTATAGGCGTCGCTGGTGACTTTATTCACGTAGACACACGGGGTTCTGCTCCTGTGATTTGGACTTACTGATGCTGTACACTAAG